TGAGGATACCTATTCTAATGGATATCAGGCGAACAGAACATACTGTTTCTCCTGTGAAAAAACGGATATGAATATGAACCTAGACAACACAAATACCTATACCCACACTTCCTCCACCTCCTACCCCACAGCCAATAATGGCAATAGTCGTGGCGTAAGAAAGGAATTCTCCGATATACCTGATCGTAAGATTACCAAAGACACAGCAAAAACTTGTGGTGTACTTGTATACAAGGATACAAATGGTGAGATTACATCCCATGCCTATCCTTATTATAACAAAGACGGGCAGGAGATTGTAGCCTACAAGAAGCGCATTTGCCTTGATAACCAAGGTAAGCCTCAAAAGAGTTTCACCATCCTTAATAATTCAAAGAAAGCTGGATCATCCTTTGATCAGGCTTCGCTCTTTGGTCAGAACCTCTTCCCACCTAAAGGTAAGTTCATCACGATCACAGAGGGTGAACTAGACTGTCTTGCAACCTACCAAATGCTGGGCAGCAAATGGCCTGTGGTCTCCCTACGAACCGGGGCACAGGGTGCAGAGAAAGATATCAGGAAGAACCTAGAGTTCTTTAATTCGTATGAAAAGATTGTACTCTGTCTGGACAATGATGAGCCCGGTAAGAAGTCGGCTCAGAAATTATCAGAGATCTTTGAGATTGGTAAGTGTCTTATCATGCCGATGTCCCGCAAAGATCCCTGTGAATACCTACAGAACAATGACACCACCACGTTTACCCGTGAATGGTGGAGGGCTAAACCGGTATCACCCGATGGCATTATTTCCGGTGAAGATATCTGGGAACTTGTATCAACTGAGCCTGAGAATAACTCCATCTCCTATCCATGGGAAGATCTGAATAAACTAACCTACGGAATCAGGCGTGGTGAGCTTGTTACAATTACAGCAGGATCAGGGATTGGTAAGAGTGCCATCCTCAGAGAAGTGATCTACCACATAATTCGAAACACAGAATCCCGTATTGGGGCGCTGTTCATGGAGGAGAGTGTACGACGAACAGCCCAAGGCATTATGTCGATTGATGCCAATAAGCAATTCCACCTACCTAATACCGTGTACACACAAGAAGAATTAAAATCATCTTTTGATAACACAGTAGGCTGCGGTCGAGTCTTTCTCTATGACCACTTCGGATCATCTGAGATTGATAACATAGTTAACCGCATCCGGTATATGGCCAAGGGTCTGGAGTGTGAGTATATATTCTTAGATCATATCTCCATCGTGGTCTCCTCACAGGAAAATGGAGACGAGAGAAAAGCCCTTGACGAAATTATGACCAAGCTTAGAATGCTTGTGCAGGAAACAAACATCGGGCTCTTTGTGGTATCCCACCTGAAGCGTCCACAAAATGGAGGAGGTCATGAACTTGGAGGGGTTACTACCCTTGCACAGTTAAGGGGATCGGCGGGTATAGCCCAGCTATCAGATATTGTTCTGGGACTCGAACGTAACTCACAGGATGATGATCCCACCATCCGAAACACAACCATCGTAAGGGTTCTAAAAAATAGATTCTCTGGTGAGACCGGACCTACATCACGACTACTCTGGAATAAAGAGACAGGCCGTCTCAATGAGACCTTTGAAGAACTCGAACAATTAGAGGAGACATTTTAAAAATGGTACAGGTAAATAAGAAAGCAATTGTAACCGGAGTGCGTGGCCAAGATGGGTACTATCTAACAGAATTACTCCTTAAAAAAGGATACATAGTTACAGGGGTAACCAGAAGACGGAGCGATAAAACAGAACCCCTCAGTCATGAGATGAAATACTTCCCTCATTATAAAGAGGTAGAAGGAGACATCTGTGATCCATCATTTATAATGAGCCTACTACAAGTTACAAAACCAGATGAGTTCTATAATCTCGCTGCCCAATCCCATGTTGGTCATTCATTCAAATGTCCTGATACAACCTTCGAGACAAACGCTACAGCAGTCTTGAATATACTTGAAGCGATTAGACTAACATCGCCTATGACTAAATTTTATCAGGCGTCAACATCTGAAATGTACGGTACAGTAAAGGAAGGGATAGCGACTGAGCTAACCCCGCTAAAGCCCTTCTCACCATATGGTGTAGCCAAGACAGCAGCACATAATCTTGTGTCAGTTTATAGAGATTCCTATGATATCTGGGCTTGTTCTGGAATCCTCTTCAATCATGAGAGTGAGCGAAGGGGTCATGATTTTGTAACCAGAAAAATTACATCTTGGATTGCCTCAAATATTTCTAAGATTGAAACAGACCATCTTGACACGAAGCTCTTGCTTGGTAATATCAATTCAGTGAGGGATTGGGGATACGCCCCTGATTATGTTTATGGGATGTGGCTCATGCTTCAAGCCCAATCCCCCGATGATTATGTTTTGGCAACTGGGGAAACATACTCTATTAAAGATTTATTAAACGTGGCCTTTAATTATATCGGCGTCACTGATTGGACCCCATATGTAAAGCACAGCACTCCAGAAAACATACGACCAAAGGATGTGACTAGATTATGTGGATCACCTCGAAAGGCAAAGGAGTTACTCAATTGGGAACCGAAGGTTTCATTTCGGGAAATGATAGGAAGGATGATAGACCATGACATTGCCCAATTCAATAAGCCGCCACATACTAGACATTGAAACTGACAGTCTTAACCCTTCTAAAATATATTGCATCATAACAAAGAAGATAATTGAATGCCCCTATAATAATCAGATTACCTTTGATGATCATGAAGTATATACTTTTGAAGGGTCTCTTCAGCACCCATCCTTAAACGACTTCAGGAAAAAATATCGTTATGATTCTGAAACTATTTTTGTAGGTCATAACTTAATAGCGTTTGATATGCCTGTGATTAATAAACTTTTAAGGATGGATATTAAACTATCACAGATTGAAGACACCCTTCTCCTGTCACAGTTAGCTGAGCCCAGACGTGAAGGGGGACACTCCCTTAAAAACTGGGGCAACATTCTTAACTCAGAAAAGATTATGTTCAATGATTTTGAATCGGGCCTTTCTGAAAAGATGCTGACCTATTGTAAGCAAGACGTAGACCTGACGGGTAAAGTCTGGATGGCCCTTCAGAATAAAGAAATCCCGGAAAATGTTATCGAGACAGAGAAGAAAGTAAGACACATTATACATGAGCAGGAAAGGAATGGGTTCTGCCTTGACATGCCAAAGGTCATGGAGTTTTCATCTTATCTTAACGATAATGTAGGTAAGATAGAGAAAGAACTTCAGGATATATTCGAGCCGACTACGATTCATCTGAAGACGAAGACTAAAGTTATCCCCTTCAATCCGGGTTCACGCCACCAGATTGCTGACAGACTCATCTCCCAATTTGGATGGGAACCTCAGAAGTTTACCCCCACCGGTAAGCCAATGGTTGATGAGAAAATTCTTCAGGAGATAAATTCTTTTGAGTCTTTAAAGTTGGTTGAATACCTCACCCTACAAAAAAGACATGCTCAGGTTCTTTCGTGGATAAAGGCCGTTGATAGTGACAACACTGTACATGGACGTGTACACACGCTTGGGACTGTTACAGGTAGGATGACCCATTCAAATCCAAACATGGCACAGGTGCCCTCTGTACGTGCACCCTATGGCAAGGAATGTAGAGAGGTATGGGTGCCACGTAATACATCGGAGAATGTGCTATTCGGCTGTGATGCAAAGTCCCTCGAACTAAGATGCCTAGCCCATTATATGGATGATGCTGATTTTACAAATGAAGTTATCTATGGTGATATCCATACCTTCAATCAGCAGAAAGCTAAGCTCAAGACACGAGATCAGGCAAAGACTTTTATCTATGCCTTAATCTACGGGGCAGGTCCTGCCAAGATAGGCACCATCGTTGGTGGTGGTGTTAATGAGGGGAAGCAGCTTATAGATAATTTTATGACTTCAATGCCTAAGCTTCAACGGTTGAAGCAACGTGTTGACAGGGTTGTTCAGACAAGGTTTATACCCGGTATCGACGGTCGTAAAGTTCCAGTTGAGTATCCACATACTGGGCTTAACTATCTTCTCCAAGGGGCCGGGGCTATTATCTGCAAGCACTGGCTGATACAGATGTACGACCTTGCCCATGATCAATCTATTAGGGCCTTCCCTGTTGCTAACATTCATGACGAAATGCAGTGGGAAGTTAATAAAAAAGATGTTGACAAACTAACGGAGGTAGCGCATAAAGCAATCAGTAACGTGAAAAGTATTTTAGAGTTTCGTTGTGATTTGGGTTGTGATGTGAAGACTGGAAAAAATTGGGCTGAGACTCATTGATATCCAACTCGACACGCCTATATCCAAATCCTGACAAATATACACACATACACATGAGGAAATAAAGAATGCCACAAGCAGAAAAAAAGTCTGAGCGATTTGTTTTGGCCGGTAAGATGTACTATGGCCACCTACACCCTGAGTATCCTGATACAGCCTATACCCCCCGATGGGGCATGGCTCTTTCTGTAGATTCTGATATGCAGAATGTAGCCACCTCAAATGGAATGGCACTAAAGGACGCTACAAGTATTATGGATAACCCCTATGTGAACCTTCATAAGAATGTGAAGAAGGCAAATGGGGAAGACAACGTGGCTCCGGTAGTACTGGATTCAAAGAAGAATCTTATCCCATCGGATGTACTCAGCCGTCTAGGCTGGGGCTCAGATGTTAAAGTTTTGGTATCCAAATTTTGGATGTCTAAGTGGAAGAAGTGGGGCTACGTCATCGACAAGGTTCAGATTATTAATCTTGTTGAATATACAAATGATGACGGGCTTAGTGAAGAAGACGGCTTTGATTCAAGGCCCGTTGATAATTCGCCATCCAATACTAATCCGGATGACGACCTTCCATTCTAATCGGAGAGAGTAGATGACTGTATCTAATATCGTAGAAGATTTAAGGCGGACCATCGAATCTGGTGAGTCTTCTCCTTCTGCAAAAGACCTTGATATCTTCCTCGATGAAGTAAGAGATGCAGTTATCTCCCTCTTTGATAGGAGGGATTCAAGTGATAAAGGCGAGAACAGTATCCTCCGATTCTCTGCACTTGGGAAGAAAAACAGACAGTTGTGGTACCGGGCACATTTAGAAGATGCCTCAGACCATTCCCTTCCATATGATACACAATTAAAATTTACATATGGACATATCCTTGAATCCCTCCTCCTTCTTCTTGTTAAGACTGCCGGATACGACGTTAGTCATATTCAGCAAGAATATGAGATGGACGGAGTTAAAGGACATATCGACTGTAAAATTAATGGAATCATAGTTGATTGTAAAAGTGCCTCTGACTACGGGTTCCAGAAATTTAAGAAGGGTGATCTATTGGACGATCCTTTCGGATATATGCACCAGCTTGCAGCCTACGTTCAGGCTGATGGTACGCAATCAGAAGGGGGATTCCTTGTCATCAATAAAACTACGGGCGAAGTATGCTACATGAACGTCCACGATTTAGAGTTACCTAATGCCAGAAATAGAATCGCAGAAGTTAAAGAAATCATCACCTCCAAAGAACCCCCGGAAAGATGTTATGCCCCCGCCACCGCAAAAAAGGATGGGAAGCAGTACCTCAAAACGGGGTGCGTCTACTGCGACTTCAAAGAAACGTGCTGGGAAGAAACAAACGGTGGCCAAGGGCTTATCAAAGAAACAGGCCCGTATGGCAAAACTCGCTGGTACACAGACGCCGTGGGTCATTCATTCTAAGGAACAGGGTGATCCAGACCCAGACTGGTATTTTGGATTTTTGTATTTAATCTATAATAAAAAGAATGGTAGAAAATATATAGGGAAGAAACAATACAAAAGATACTCGAAGGGTAAACCAATTGGGCACACTGATTGGAAATCGTACACAGGTTCTTCTAAATATCTAAACCAAGATATTAACAAGATGGGCCTCAGTAATTTTAAATTTGTTATGATCCGTCAATTTGAAACACGGGGTGGCCTTACATACTATGAGGCCAATGCCCAACATAAAATGGATGTGATGACATCTCGGATTGACGGCCTTGAAGAAAGAGAGTATTACAACGCTAACATCATGGGGATAAAGTTTGTTACTAAAGAAGTAGTCCCCAACATCAATCAACTACTAGAGGAAATTATAAATGTCTACTGCAACACAGATTAATACCATTCAAGATCACCTTACCAACGTAGGTCATATCTCAGCACGGGAAGCTATGCTAGATTACGGCATCGTATCATTACGAGATGCTATCTACCGTCTACGTCGGAAGGGATTTACGATTATCTCAGAAGAACGTATTAACCCTGCTACCAATAAAAAGTACATTCGTTATTGGACAACGAAACAATATCGACAGGCTCGTAGGGTTTCTTGATAGACTTTGAACCCAATGAGACAGAAGATAAAGATCTCGATTATGTCTCTTTGAATATGCTCAGGGTTTCAGACCA